CTAAGCTTGGCATTCTTGCCTTGCCTAATTCTATCCATCATTTCCATGTGTTCTTTCATTGTCATAGTCATTTAGTTTTCTCGTCTGGTTTTAATTCGTCTATCAACTCCCACATTTCTGCCGAGAGCTGTACTAAACTAGGTGCTTCTGGTTCTATTCTAACTCCCATAGGTACTGCATTAACAGTTTCATCTAAGAATGCCATAGCTCTGTCTAGTTTTTTCCATTGTTCATAGGGTAATTTCATTTAGTTTCCTCGTCTTGTTTTTTATTTAAGTCTTCTAAAAAATTTAATGTCTCAACTACCTCATTAAATAAATCTGTGTGTTGAGAATACTGTTTTAAAAACAACACTGCTTTTGCTTCATTAGGTTTCATTTTTTTTCCTCGTCTTTTACTAATCTAAGTTTTGGTTTAAGTCTTCTAAGTTTCTCCTCTGCTCTTTTACTAACTTCATCTATTCTCCGCATAGTCCTTGAACAACTTGCGAGATATTTGATTTCGTCTAAAACAAAGTCTAACATATCATCTTCTAAGTCTTTAAATATCTGAGCTATAGCTATCGCTTCTTCATCTTTCAATACTCTAAACTTCATGCTTCCTCCTCAATCCAATCCTTACAACATCTTTTACTTACATAGTAGTATGCACTTTTATCACTTAAACGATATTCTTTAAGCATACTCTTAGCTTTTTTTTCACACTTAAATTCATCAACTGTTTCAAAGTTTCCGTAAGAGTCTTTTCTTTGTATATATTTCATTCTTTACCTTTAAGTTCTTTCATTTCTTCTTTAAACTTTTGTATTGCTTCTCGCTTAGTGCAAAAGTAATAGACTCTTGTTTCCAAATAGCCATTAACAATATCACATATTCGCCAAGCACCTTCTCTATTTCTATCTATATCCATTATGCGACCTCCTCTTGATTAATTATCTGTAATTTATATGTGCTAGTTCCGTCATGACAACTAACTTTTGCTTGAAATAAATGTTCATCTTTCTTGCCGTTCAAAGTTCCTATACTGAAACTCCAATCAGAGTCAGGTACTATCTTCCAAAAGATTTCATAAGGACAATTTAAAATAAATTCTTTAGATACTTCGTCATTATTCCAACCATGATTATCAGAGTATATTAAAACTTTTCTACCTAAATAATTTTCAAAACATTTTTTTATATCCCATTTAAATTCTTCAAATTCATCTCTATCCGAATATGGCTCTAATACTGCTATGTTCATACTTCCTGTTCCTCCAACCAAATTTGTCTGTCTAGCCATTCATGAGCAACACTCGATAGATGCTCATAAATAACCCCTGCTATTTGCTCTTGGATTGTTTCGCCACCAACCTCAGATGACCTACCCCAAAGCTCACTATTCTTAGCATAAATCATTGCTTGGTCATAGGTATAAACTGGAATATTACTATCAATATATTCATGCAAATAATCCCCTTGCGTACTTAATATTTCTTCTTTGTTATCTTCTAATTCTGCTATTAAATCTTCTTCAATAGAAGATAAACTATAATCTTTATCTGTCATGCGACCTCCTCTTTTAAACCTAAAACTTCTTCACCAACATCTTCAATAAGTTCTTCAAGTAATTCTACAACCTCTTTATATTTAAGAGCCATCGTACAATCTACTCCATAAAACTGAGGAATATCTACTGAGTAGTGGTGTCTATCATATGCCCATGTAAAGACATCTTCAACAACACTCTCTGCATATTCAAGGTCAGTAAAGTTACTATTTAGCGTAGATAAACTTTCGGGATTAAAATAACCTAAGCATTCAGTTGCCCCATTAAGAGCATGAGAACACTCAACCAATAATTGACAAAGAGTATTTAACTCTCTGAATTTTTCTACTTTATCAATAACACTTAACATTTATACCTCCTTTGTTAGCTGTTATACCATAAGTCGAAAGCTTCTACAGTTTCGACAATATTTTCATCACCATTTGAAAGAGCTTCAAAGATACTCTTTAAAAGATTACCATGATAAAGATTATATTTAGTCTGCTCTTTATCACTCCATTCAATAAAAGGTTTCATAACAGAATCAATGTAATAACCATTAGTCTGTAAGATACCATTCCCCATGTAAGTAATCCCATAACCATTTACATATCTACGAAAATCATAAACATCTTTATCGTCTTTATGTAAGTCGATTATTTTTTTCATGTGAATTGCCACCTTAATTAAATCATCAATCAAATTACACATATCTATATGTCCTTGATTATCAGGATTTTTCTCATTAAACTTTTTCCTTTGATTATAAAGGTCAGTCTTTTCTACAGTCGCAAGTGTTTGCATTTCTATCTCCGTTTTAACTCTCCATTTAGTTAAGCGATAGCTAGTAAGGTAGGAGAGTTATATGAAAAAAAATCCTCACTAGCTATCTAAAATAATCGTTCTCGTTTAAAGTATTCCCTTTGATACTACCGATTATAAAATCTGTCGGTGGTCAGCTAATCTAAGTTCAAGATTTACGAGTATATAAATACACTCTACTCCCAGTTTCTATTAGCATTAGCCAACCACCTTGATAAGTTTTTAGTTGGTCTATTTTTATATCGTATAACTATGCTTTTCAGGCAAAAGAACGATAGCTCTTCAGCATTAAATGCCCAAGTTAGACATTCAATATTTCTATTTCTTCTTCGAACTCCTTCGAAACTTTATCTATAATCTTCGATAATACATTGTCTTGTCTATCAAGATAGTCATAAAGTTTTTCAATTCCAGTATTACACTCCGTCCATCTCAAAGCCCCGATATGAACAAGATGTTCTTGTTTAACATAATCATCATGTTCTTCGCTATAATAAACATTCCATTGGTCTTCGGTAGAGTCTTCATCTACTTCCAAGATATGAATATCAGAATAGTCAAGATTATTAACTCCGATATAGTTATCATTAGGTTTTAGATTACAACACTTAGTTAAATCCCTAGTGGGTTCAACTTCGACATGACCTTCAATCTCTATCATGTAGCAATAGTTTTTATTGGACTTCAAGATAGCTTCAAGCAGTCTGTATATATATGGTTTTATCATTTACACCTCCGATAAAATTAATTCAATCTCATTAGAATCTTTGGTAACTTTTATACCAACGACCTTTTTATTTGATTCCTCTACTTTGTTGAAATGATTTTTCATATCTACATTTCTAAAAAAGAAACCACCTTGACACTCGCCTTCAAAGTTGTCTAACCAAAATATTTCACTCATTTATTTTCCTCCATTTAAAAATTGTTCAAAGTAAAAACCTTCCTCGCCATAAATATCTATGTAGAGTTTTGCCATTTTAAATAGCTCAGGCATTAGGTCAAACACTAATCTACTGTTATTACTATCCAAAGCAACAACACTATTAAATGCTTGATTAACTGTCTTTGCTATCACTTCTGCCCTTGTACTAGCAACTCCCTTGTCGATTAAATACATAGCTACTAAGCTATAAGTTGTACTTAAATCAACATGATAATCACTATGATTTTGTTTAGTTTTATACATTGGTACAAAAGGATAATATGTTTCTTCAAGATTAACTACAGGCTCTGCTGTAGAAACATAGGGTTGTTTTTTCTTTTTCATATCTTCTCCATTTAAGATTTAAAGGTGTTAGATTTTAAGTCCTCAGTAAAACCTAACAAAACTGCCACTAGGTACCTAGCGACTACCTACTTTGTTATCTTTAAGAGAAGGTAGCGTAAGCTCTTAAAAACAGAGCAGTTTCAAATCATACTCAGGATTTATATCCTCTCGAGATAAGAGAAATTAAATCTGTACCTACCCAGAGTAATTAAACTCTGGATAGGATTAGGGGGGATTGCCTTTATTTTTTATAGTGCTTCTCGGATTTATATACTTGCACTATATGATACTTTTAGCGGTCTAGGATATTGTATCAGTCCTTTATTAAATTAGTCTTCTATAGAAGCCCACTCAGTATTCTGATTAGCTTCTGCCATTTCTATAGCTTGGGATAATGTAATATTTTTATCCATAACTACCCTCCATTTTAATTTTTTTAAATACAAGGCATTCCTGCCATGCCCTCAAATACTAGCACGAGCCGTGTCGTGCCGTCAACAGTATGTAGATACTAAGTTATTTAATACTACCACTGCCTTACAGTATAAACCACACCCATTTGCATACTTGTTCTATCAACATAGTCGAAGCTAGATTGAATAGATGCTTGTTTATTAGTGTACCTTTTTTTATACAGCACAGTTTTAAACTGCTTGTAGTTATAAGACTCGCTGTATGAATAGCCCAACTTAGTTAAATACTCCATCGCTGTTTCTAAACAAGCGAACTGCTGTGTACCTTTACGCTTGTCTTTTATATAACTAGCTTGTTTATCAGCAACCTCTGTAGCTAAAAGCCGAGCTTTTTTAGATAGTCGTTTTGCCATTTTAATCTCTCCATTTAAGATTTGTTAATTTAAAAATCAGCAGGTCGCCCCACCGAGCCTTTTAAATTTTAGCACCTGCCGTCAAGCCTCGTCAACAATATAATATAAAGGACTATATAGTACTGGTCGAAACTATGTAATAAACTGTAAAGGTACACCAAGTTTTATGTACCTTTATAGATATTTGTACCTTTTACTGCAATTTTTATTGTACCTTTTTTAGTTATCCACAAGTTATTAACAAGTTATATACAAGATATTAAGTAGTTATCCACAGTATTTTAAACGCCCTCAACCATACGCCCAATGTGTTTCTTTTTTAGTTCCGTTCTATATGGTCGAGTGCCTAGTAAAACTAAAGCCTCGCAGAGTCCTTATGGAAAATAAAAGACTCTTATATAATTGAACGGAACAAAAAAAACTCTAGAGAGCACCGAAGTACTCCCTAGAGTAAGCTACTACCCGTTAGCTTTCAAATACTCGTCAATGAGTTTCTGAAACTTTTGAGGTAAACGCTTCTTCTTAAAAAGTTCAGAAGCATCAGCATAAGAAAGTAAGCCCTTCTTAGATTCAGAATTAAGACAAGCAGATATTCTACTTCTCTTTACCCAATCTATTTTTCCATTAGCTTTTTTGCTAAAGTTAAGGGCTAAAGCCTTACATTGATTTGGAGTAGCTGGTCCTGCTAAAGTTTCAGGACTAACTTTTTTAATGTCATAAGCCATTATTTTCTCTCCTTTATCTCGAGATTAATCACACCCTTCAAATAATTTTGAAGGAACCTATATGCCTCATCATCAGATGAAGTAAATCTAATAATATTTAAATTTTTATCCTCTTTTAATATATTACAAAATTTTATTAAATCTTTAAAGTTTAATATTTCGTATGTATTTCCTGAGTCCAAAGTTATCAATATTATCATAATGTGTACCAAGCATATTTATAGTTCTTCTTAAGTCAATATCGCATGTTCTTAGAGTCTGTTCGAGGCTTTGCGAGATTACAGAGTCTTAGAAACGATATTGTATGCAGTTCCTTAGAGCCTGTTCGAGGTACGAGATTACAGGGTTCTTTGGAACTGCATAGTACTTTAAAGAACTAATATGCTTGTATACCACATTTGGTGATATTAGATAACTTTAGTGGCTTAGGGAATACTCGAAATATTCTTTAAAGATTTATAATTTTGTAATGATATATTGAGGATAAAAAATAATTATTAGATTTACTACCTGTATGATAGGCATAACTAGGTTCCCAAAATTATATAGGTGTGATAGCTCGAGTAGGAGAGATATGGCTTATGACACTTTATTAGTTAGTCCAGAAACTAGCAGAGCAGGTAGTCCTACAATGTATGATTTAGTAACTTAGCAAAAAGCTGGAAAGTTTAGGCATTGGGTAAGAGAAGTCCTTTTAATATCTGCTGTCTATAAGAATGAATCTACTAGAAGGCTTACCTTACTGCTGATGCCTGAACTTTAATAAAGAAGCGTTATAAGCCTAAAAAGTTCTACTCATTGACAAGTTATTTAATAGCTAACGGGTAGTAGTGAAACACTAGGTAGGACAAGGTGGTCTCTAAAGGTCTGAAAAGTCGTGGAGAGAAATCTTGGTAAGTCTTTTCAGCCCCTAGGCAGGAGACCACCCCACCTACCTAGTGTATCTATAGCATACTCATACAAAATCTAGTAAATTCTATGTCAACCAGATTTGCCCGTAAGTAGTTTACACTAACTTCAAAAGTCTAGTAGTTTTTTCAATAGTTTTGGGTAGTTTTTGGAAGGGTATTTTTGAGATAAGTAGAACTACTTAGTTGCCCTCAGTAGGGGCTATATGCACCCGGGGGGAGCACTAAAGTTATTATAGTGTTGGATTTTGATTTTGTCAAGAGGGTTGACAAATTTATTTCCGAAGTATATACTAAGCCTATGGCAATGTTACCAACTCAGTCTAATCAGACCCAAAGAAAACTTACAGAAAAGCAGCAATCTTTTTTAGAACACCTTGTTGAAACGCAAGGAGATGCTAAAAAGGCTGCTGAGTTAGCAGGTTATACAAGTCATTATCATCATGTGGTTAAGACCCTCAAAAATGAAATACTTGAACTAACTCAGGAAATCTTGGCAAACTCTGCACCTAAAGCAGCATTTAAGCTTGTCGAGATTATGGAGTCTAATCGACCTATAGTACAAGCTAATAATAAACTATCAGCAGCTCAAACGCTGTTAGATAGGGTTGGTGTTAGTAAAATAGACAAATTAGACGTTAATCATAACTTAAACAGTGGTATCTTTGTCATGCCTGATAAAGCCCCACTGGATTTACCAGAGGAAGATTATGAAGATATTTCTGACAGAGATTGAAGAAAAAGGCGAAAAGTATGCAGGACCTAACATAGTTGCAGAAAACTTAGCAGAAGCTCAAGAAGCAGCTAAAGCAAATAACTTAATAGTAGTAGGAGAGTTTGTTGAGTTAGTTGTTGGTAGTGGGTTAATGCATTATTTAGAAGAAGAAATACACAATAAGGACAGGGTGTTACACTAATGGCAGCAAAGAAAAGAAAAAGTACAGTAAACAAAGCAGGTAACTACACAAAACCTACTATGCGTAAAAGGTTATTTAATAAAATTAAAGCTGGTAGTAAAGGTGGAAAACCGGGTCAATGGTCAGCTCGTAAAGCTCAAATGTTAGCTAAACAATATAAAGCTGCCGGTGGTGGCTATAAATAATACTTGCCCTCAACATGCCTAGAAAGAAAAAAGACCCTAAAGTAGGTACAGGTAAAAAGCCAAAAGGTTCTGGCAGACGTTTATATACTGACGAAAATCCTAAAGATACTGTTAGTATTAAGTTTGCTACTCCAGCAGATGCTAGAGCAACAGTGGCTAAAGTAAAAAGAATTAGAAAACCTTTTGCTCGTAAAATACAAATATTAACTGTTTTAGAACAACGAGCTAAAGTATCTGGTAAGAATGAACAAGCTAGAATAGCTAAACGAGGCAAAGAAGCAATTAGGAAAAAACATGGCACTAAAAAAAAGTCAAAGAAGTCTTAGAGCTTGGACTAAACAGAAATGGCGAACTAAGTCAGGTAAAAAGTCTTCAGAGACTGGTGAACGCTATTTACCTGAAGCAGCTATTAAAAGTCTTACTCCACAGGAGTACGCTGCGACTTCTCGAAAAAAACGCAAAGATACCAAAAAAGGTAAACAGTTTTCTAAACAACCTAAACGAGTTGCTAAGAAAGTACGCAAATACAGGAAAGTATCATGAGTAAAAAGAAAGATTCACGACTTGTAA